TTAGCTGACTTTCTTAATTGAGCTGGTAGAGCTTTTATTTTTGAAGGAATTTCCATGATTACTTTTTAGAATCTTTATACCGTTTAGCGGCACTCTTTGCTTTCTTACGCTTTTCATATTCATCTTTGGTCATCCATTTCTCTTTACCCCATTTCTTCAGAGCTTTTTGTTTCTTACCTTTCCCACCTTTATATCCTCCACCTGCTTTCTTATATGCAGCTGCAACCATTTGAGCCTTTCTTGCACTCCATTGTCCGGGTTTTCCTCCCTTACTTCCAGCCATGATACGGTCTTTGATCCGTTCACGTAATCCGGGCTTGGTGTATTTGGAATCATCTTGAGCCATTAGTTATAAGTCAGCTAAAAGGAACAGGGCCATACACACCTGCCATATTCCCCATTTGGTATAGAGGATTACCCATAGCTAAAGGTAACTGAGGTCCTCCTGTTTTTTTTAGTATTTCTAGTGCTGCATCCTTTTCTCCACCTACTCCTGTTTCAGCTAGTTTTCTTACTCCTCTCATCTTTCTATTCTTTGGACTTTCATTTATATCAAAACTAATTCCAGCTATATTACCTGCTGCTCCTGGTATATTTCCGAGATTATTCCGCATTCCTTCTATACGTCGCATTAAATCATCCTTAGTTTGTTGTCTACCTCTCAATATTTCAAATTCCATTTGTTGTATACCCGCTTCAATTCTTGGGTCTGCTTGTTGCATCCTTTTTTTAAATACACCTGCAACGTCGACAGCACCTGCATTACCAATATCTCCTCCCATCGCTCCCATCATTCCACTATAAAAATTTGCCATTTTCTTCTTGTACTATTTTTTATATTCTACTCTTCGTTTATTTCTACTTCAAAAGGTTCATTTAATCTATTTAAAAGTAATCCAG